AAACAAAAACAAAATTGTATGATAGCAGATTTTAAAGAATGGGTAAAATTAACCCTAATTAACTCACCTAGATGTAGAGATTCTAATGAGCTACTGTATTATAAGTATTTAAAACACATTCATTATGATGTAGATACTCCAGTAAAACAGTTCTTAAAAGACATGAGTAATCGTAAGATTCCTTATGTAGATTCTATAGCTAGAGCGTCTAGAAAAACGCAAGAAGATTTCCCCTATTTACGTGGTAAATACTGGGGAAAGCGGAAGAAAAAGAGTGTAGAAGTCAAGCATCAAATGCTTGCTAAATAGTTAAAAAAGTAGTATATTTATTATCCAAAAAAATAACAAGAAGTATGGGAAAATTAGTGTTTATTGTAGGTAAATCTGGTATGGGGAAATCTACCTCATTACGAAACCTAGATCCAAGTAGTACATTTATTATGAACACGGATCAAAAACCTTTGCCTTTTAGAAAGTTTGAAGAGAAATACTCTGAAGAAGTAGGCAATTACAAAAAATCATCTAGTATAGATGAAGTCATAGAAGCATTGAAAGATGTCCACAAAAACAAACCTGAGATTAAAACCTTTGTTATTGATACTTGGTCTAGAATTATGACAGACCATGTTATGAGTAAAACATTTAGAGCGTCTAAAGGTTTCGAGAAGTGGGGTAAATTTTCAGGCGGTATGTATGACTTAATGAACATCATTAACGATAGAGTTAGAGATGATTTACATGTTTATCTATTTGCACATCCTGAAGTTCATTATGATGATTCAGGATTTGGAGTAGAAAGAGTAGCTGTGCAAGGTAAGCAGCTTGAAAGATTTGTACCTGAGAGCTTTAGTTCTATAGTTCTGTATTGTGAAGTTAAACGTTCTCCAGGAGAACCTAACAACCACATATTTAGAACAACTACTAATGGTTCTGACACTTGTAAAACGCCTATAGAAATGTTTGAAGAAGAACATATCGCTAACGATTTGACTATCGTAGATAAGGCTATTAAAGAGTATTATTAATTTGTATTATTAACCCTTAAAACTTAAACAAGATGGGAATTGATTGGGGAGTACCCGCACAACGTGCAACAAAAACGGAGAAGTTTACGACTCCTGTAGTAACAATGTCTGCTTTTGCAAAAAAAGGTTCAGGCCGTAAACTTAGTTTTAACAAAGCTGCTGTAGACAGTTTAGGACTAGTTAAACCTGAAGATGGAAAAGAATCATTTGTAACTTTCGGTAGAGACACTGCTGTAAATAAGATTGTATTAGCAGCTTCTTTGACAGAAAATGAGAGCATGAAGTTCTTTAAAGTTAATAAGTCATTTTCTTTTTCTGATAAAAAGACATATGAGTTTATTGCTTATACATTAAAATTAGATACTTCTGTAGAAAACTATTTGCACATAGAGTCAGTAGAAGGAGAACCTTATTTTAAGGTAGCAAATACTACAACAGATACTACAATAGAAGAAATTAATACAGAAACAGAATTAAATATTCCTATAGTAGAGGAAGAAGAAGAACCTGTTCTTTTGGAACCTGTAATAAGCAGCACGCAGACTTCAGAAGAAGTAGAGGAAACAGTAACAGATGAGTGGTAGGCTTAACCTACTTTTATTTATTTATTTATTAAAAAATTAATTCAAAAAGATGAACATTAATTTAAACGATGATAGTTTTAATCCTGCGCAAGGAGTAGCTATTTTTAACGGAGGAAATGCAGGGACAGTAGAAAACGTAAAAGTTTCTTTAGTAAGAAAATCAGCAGAAGATAAAGAAATGGCTCCTGACTACAAAATTATCTTTACAGATAATAATGGAGCTGCTTGTAATACACCATTATGGTATGTTAGTAAAGCTACTCAGTGGCAAACTGTAGAGCAATTGATTAAGAAACAAGGTAAAATTCTTAAGCATTTGTTACACTGTGCTCTAGGGCCTAACGCACAACTTCCTGTTGTAAGTAGCGCAGAAGCTATGTTAGATGAATCTATGAAAATGTTAAAGACAGCTTTACCTAATTTAGGTTCTGTTCGTGTATTTGCTAACTACGGTACTAATGACTATCGTAAGAAATACATTCAGATTCGTAGCTGGGTTCCTTTTGTAGAATCTATGAGTGTACCAGCAGATGCTTCTAACCTTAAGCCAGGTGACTTAGATGGTATGACTCGTCTTGTAGAAGATGCAGTTAGTACTGGAGGAGAAGTTAACGCTGTCGTTGCAGATGACGAAGCAGATTGGTAATCACTAAAAACATAAGAGGGGGAGAAATCCTCCTCTTTTTTTATTATGGGAAAAATAGACTTAAACTCTATTATCTATAACGAAAGCTTATCAAGAGTAGATTTATTTTCCTGCCTAGAGCAGGAAGATATCTATTCTTTTTATACGGGGGAACCTGTAGTACTAAACATTAACATATGTAGTCCACTTAGAGAAGACAATGTACCGTCATTTGGTTATTATTACCATAGAGATGGTTCTGGTACATTAATGTTTTATGACTTTGCCACTAAAGATACAGGCGATGTTGTAAAGTTTGTAAGTCTATTATTTAATTTAAATTATGGGCAAGCTATTTGGCGAATTGCCTATGATCTAACAGGGCCAGGTACAACAATAGATATAGAAAAGAAAAAGGTAGTAATTGCTAAGAAAGTAATACAAAGGAATCCTATTAAAATAGGAATCAAAAGCAGATTGTGGCAAAAACACGATGCTAAATTTTGGGGAGCTTTTGGAATTAGCAAGAAAACTTTAAATCTTTTTAATGTAATACCTATAAGTTATGTTTTTTACAACGGTAATGCTTTACCTGTAGATAAGTATGCGTATGCATACCTAGAACAAAAAGATAATGCTGTTTCCTATAAAATTTATCAGCCATATAACAAAAAGTTTAAATGGATCAACAACGCAAATTACTCTGTCCATCAAGGATACACAAAACTTCCTAATAAAGGAAAGACTCTTATAATTACTAAGTCTTTAAAAGACGTTATGAGTTTAAGAGATGTAATGAAAATACCTAGTGTAGGTTTACAATCAGAATCTGTCAATATGAAAGTTTCTGTTATGGACGAATACAAATCTAGGTTTGAAAGAGTAGTATGTTTGTTTGATAATGATAAAGCAGGGAAAAGTTTATCAGAAGATTTTAGTAGAAGATATCAGACTCCTTATTTCTTTATGCCTGAGTTACCTGGAGTAACAGACTTCAGTGACTTAGTAAAGAAAGTAGGAGCAAACGAAGCTAAAAAAATATTTAATCAACTAATGACATAGCTATATGAATAAAATAGAATCATTAAGTAAGGCTAGTAAAAGTCTTATGTTGCAAGAGCCCTATTACGGGTTCTTTTTAATTATGTTAAATAAGTTATGGAGTGACAAAATACCAACAGCATGCGTAGGTAAACAAGGAATCAATTATCAGCTAATGATTAACTCTACTTTTTGGGAAGAGTTAGACGCAGATAAACAAATAGGCCTATTAAAGCATGAGTTGTTACATATTGCATTTCAACACTTAGGAATTTTCTTTCAATTTTCAGATAGAAAGCTAGCAAACATCGCTATGGACTGTGAAATAAATCAGTACATAAATAAATCATGGTTACCTGAAGGAGGTGTAGACATTGACAATTATCCTGAACTAAATCTTAGACGTAAAGCAGGTTGTAGATATTACTACGACAAGATGCGTCAAGCAAAAGAGGATAAAGAAAACAATGGTACGTCAGGTTCTCCTGAGTTTGATAAAATGCTAGATAGCCAAGGCCCTGATCATTCAGGGTGGGAAGAATTTGAAGATCTTTCGGAGATAGAAAAAAGTCTTATAGAACGTCAGACACAAAGAATCTTAAAAGAGGCTAAAGAACAAACTGTAAAGACAAGAGGAACTGTTCCTGGAGAAATAGAAGACATAATCACACTTTCAGAAGTAAAGAAAGCTAAATTCAATTGGAGAAAATTTATCAGAAGATTTACGGGAATTTCTACTAAGATTTTTACTAAAAAACAAAGAAGAAAATACAACGTTAGGTTTGAAGATAATCCAGGAATGAAGGTTAAGATGCGACAAAAGATGTTGCTAGCAATAGATACTTCAGGATCAGTAAACAACGAAGAGTTAGAAGAGTTTATGAACGAAATACATCACATCTATAAATCAGGTGTAGATATAGAAATCGTTCAATGCGATACTAAAATTCGTAGTATAACTGAGTACAAAGGAAAGTTTGAATTAGAAATTGCAGGAAGAGGCGGAACAGAGTTTGATCCCGTGTTAAAATATTACATGGAGAATCCAAAATTTACAAGCCTTATTTATTTTACTGACGGAGAGTGTAGTACTTCTCTGACACCAAATAAGAATATTTTGTGGGTCTTATCAGAAAGATCCGAAATGAATGAATCTCTACCAGGGAGAGTCATTAAACTAGAACTTTAAAAAAATTAAAATGAGTCAAATTAAACTAAATGTAGAAGAATTGGGAGACTTCGTAAAGCATATGATTACTAATAATCAGCATATCCAAAAGAAAGGATTGACTCCCGTAACAATAAATGTATCAGGTGATGCAGGACTAGGTAAGACCTCTTCTATTATACAGCTTGGTAAAGAATTAGGGTTACAAGTAGAAAAACTAAATTTATCACAGCTAGAAGAATTAGGCGACTTAATAGGATTTCCTGTTAAAGAATTTAAAGTTAAAAATTCTGAAGGCAAAGTACTGTGGGTAACAGAACAAGAAATAAGTCTTGCTAGCGAGAAAGGTTACAAAGTTATAGACAAAAGAATGTCTCATGCTAAACCTGCTTGGATTCAAGGAAAGAAAGACGGTGGTATACTAATACTAGATGACTTTACAAGAGCTGACCACAGATTTATGCAAGCAGTTATGGAAATATGCGATAGACAAGAGTATGTTTCTTGGAAATTACCTAAAAACTGGCATGTAATTCTTACTACTAATCCTGACAATGGTGACTATAATGTTACTAGTCTAGATGTTGCACAGCAAACTCGTTTTATTTCTGTAGATCTAAAGTTTGACGAGAAAGTATGGGCAAAGTGGGCAGAATCTGTTGGTATGGATAATCGTTGTATAAACTTTTTACTTATGCATCCAGAATTAGTAACACAAAAGGTTAATCCTAGAAGTATTACTACATTCTTTAATGCTATTAGTTCTATAGAAAAGTTTGAAGAGCAGTTACCTATGATACAAATGGTAGGTGAGGGTTCTGTAGGCCTAGATTTCTCAAGTATGTTTACAATGTTTATTAATAACAAGCTAGACAGGATTATATCGCCTGAAGATATTATGACTAAAGACACAAAATATGTATTTAGTTCATTAAAAAGTATGATTGGAGAAGACGATGAATTTAGAGCAGACATATCAAGTGTAGTCTCTACTAGAGTTGTTAATTATCTAGTAAATTTTGCTAAAACTAACCCTATTTCAGCACAAGTACTGAAAAGAGTTGAAGAGTTGTTTATTGATTGTACGTCTTTTACAGACGACTTAAAATACTTCATAGTTAAAGAAGTAGTAAACGCTAATAAACAAAAGTTTGGTAAGCTTATGATGAATCCAAAAATTGCTAACATTATTATAAAATAAACTATGAAAAATTATTTAGAATTTAATCTAGCTGTTGACGATCGTGTAGACGCAACAGTTAGTTTTTTATCTGTAGCAGATAAAAAAGAGGGAGAGTTTCCAATTTCTGATAAAAAGTATAAACTAGGTGTACACAATACTCTTTATTTTTTACCAGGAGTAAATGTTCCTAGAGTAAAACTTAAAAATCTTGTATTAAGTCATAACATTAGTACTACTAAAGACATTAACAAAGCTTCTCATATTTTTGGTAACAAATCTTCTTATTGGAAGATGATAGAAAGCAAATATTGTTATAGTATTCCTTTAGATATATTTAAAGAGTATTTAAATTTATCTGCAGAAGTAATAGAAGACTATCAGAAACAAAATATAAAAGACGCTTTAGAGTTTTACACGGAAGACATAGTTCATGTAGACTATAATACTAGAAGAAATATGTCAGACGATGACGAAATGTATATAAGTACTGCTTTTTCAAAAAAATT